TTGGCAGGTTCATGCAGCGATGGGTTTGTTGGAGTCTGATGAGTCTGGTGATCTTGTTAATCGTTCCGGGCTTATTACTGTGGCTCGTCAAAATGGTAAGACAGTTTTAGGGCAGGCGATTGTGGGCACTTGGCTGACCAGCATTGCGGCGCTACGTGGCAAACCTCAGACCGTGATCAGCTCAGCCCATGAGTTGCCACTAGCTAACTTGCAGTACCAATTCTTGGCCCCAATTCTTGAGCAGTATTTTGACGCTAAACCAAAGTGGGGGTATGGCCGTATGGAACTGGCGATGCCTGACGGTTCACGCTGGTTCATTAAAGCAGCAACACCATCGGCAGGAATGGGGCTATCGGCTGACCTGATCTGGGTTGATGAAATCTATGACGTTGATGATGCTGTCATGGCTCATTCTTTGCGCCCAACTATGAAGGCCCGTAATGTGCGCACTGCTGGTGGCTCGCCATTAATGTTGATGACTTCAACGGCTGGCACCGAAGCTTCAACGGCCATGCTTAGATATCGAGAGTTGGGACTATCGCTTATCGGTGAGCAACGTGCAGGCGCTTTCTACTTTGCGGAATGGTCGCCACCACCCGGGGTTGATGTCATGGATACGCAATGGTGGGGCTGGGCTAACCCGTCACTAGGGCAAACCCTCGAGCTGCAGTCAATGTTGATAGATGCCGAGCACCCAGACAGGTCATCTTTCCTACGCGCAAGCCTTAACCAGTTTGTCAATGCTGATGCCTGCTGGCTACAGCCCGGGCAGTGGGATGCTTGCCTGTCAGATATTCAGGGGCCCGATAATGGCTGGCTCGCTTGTGACTCGTCATTAGATGGCTCTCGCTATGTGGCTGTTCGTGCAGCTGTAGATGATGTTGGCATCGTTCATGTCTCGGTTGAGTTTGTCGTGCAGTCCTTGGCCGAGTGCCAGCAGGCAATGGTTGAAGTCTGTGCTGCTCACCCGACACTTGGGCTGGCTGTCACGCCAGCGCTTGAACACCACGTTCCTTTGCCTTTGATGAGGCGCACAAAAGTTGTGGGCTATGGCGAACTGTTGCGCTACACGTCACTGATCAGGGCACAGATTAACGATGGCAAACTGGTGCACCGAGGCGAGCAAAACCTTGCTGAACATATGAACAGATCAGTGGCAATTATGCAAAGTAACCAATTAGCCCTTAGCAGTAAACGTTCACCCGGGCCGATTGAATTGGCGCGCTGCACCATCTGGGCGGCCGCTTTAGCGTCACGACCGAAGCAAGCAGGCAAACCAATGATGGTAGTAGTCAGTCGCTAGTATAAAAACGGTACTGCTCTGGGCGTTGTCGGGATGAGCAGGGCAGTACCACACACACCCGACAGAAAGTGGCATACTACCGCTATGGGTATTTTCAATAAGCCAGTAACCAAGGCCGCTATCTCAACACCATCAGTGCAGGCCGCTGTGGGATATGCGCCAGCAGGCATCAGCAAAAACCCAATAGACAACTTCTATAACTACCAAGAAGGTGCAGCGCGTCAGCGCGCCATGACTATTGCTACCGTGTCTCGATCACGTGACTTGCTGGCTTCTGTTATTGGTTGTATGCCACTAAAAATGTACGGCGAAATGTTTAACGATGCCACTGGCGAGATGGAAGAAATACCATTAGCCCCTAGGTCTTGGCTACGCCAGCCCGACCCAGCCGTCACTTTTAACTTCCTGATGGCTTGGACTCTTGACGACTTGCTGTTCTATGGCCGAGCATTTTGGTACATCACAGAACGCACACAAGATGGCTTCCCTAGCAAGTTTCAGCGCTTGCCTGCAGGTTCTATAACTACTTTGGATGAGCAAGGCCCAGTGTTCTTTCACCCGTCAAAGTCCATCAGCTTTGCTGGCAATGACCTTGACTATCGCAATGTTGTGCAGTTCCTCAGCCCTATTCAAGGCATCGTTTACAGCTCTGAGCAGACCATTAACACAGCGCTCAAGGTGGAGCAATCACGCTTTAAAAATGCACAAAGCAGCCTGCCTAGTGGCGTATTGAAACAAACTGGTGGCGAACCATTGAGCGCTCAGGAACTTTCAGAGATTGGTGCAGCGTTTCAGGAGGCTCGATTGACTAGCCAGACGGCTGTGCTTAACGAGTTCTTGACCTATGAGGCCAGCACTGCTACGCCGGACAAGATGCTGATGATTGAGTCAGCCCAATACAGCGCCCTAGATTTGGCACGCCTATGTGGTGTTCCCCCCTACCTAGTAGGCGTGTCCACTGGCGCTTATGCCTACACCAGCAGTGAGCAATCACGAGCTGACCTTTACATCTTTGGTGTCAAGCCATACGCCGATTGCATAGCCTCAACGCTGTCAATGAATAACGTTCTGCCACGTGGAACCTATGTAAAGTTTGATACAGACAGTTACCTAGAAGAAAACTATGTAGCCGACAAAATGCCCGAAAACGAACCACAAGAAAATACTCAGGAGTCCCTAGCATGATGCGTTTTACCAGTTCCACATTCTCAGTTGATGCCGCATCAGACGGCAGCCCTAAGCGCACCATTACTGGCATTGCGTTGCCTTACAACGTTGAGGCCACAGTTTCAGGTGGTCAGGTTGTCAGCTTCATGCCGGGCTCACTGCCCACAGACGGCAAAGCACCCAAGCTTTATATGAGCCACGACTCTACCCAAGCCATCGGCCTTGTAACAGAGCGTGCCGACAGCCCAGAGGCCATGTACTTCACAGCCAAAGTTTCAACTACAGCCCTTGGCGATGAAGCCCTAGTGCTCGCAGCCGATGGAGTTTTAGACTCTGTAAGTGTCGGCGTAAACCCCACCAAGTTCTCGTACAACGAGGATGGCGTAATGATCGTGGAAGCAGCCGACTGGATGGAGTTGTCACTTGTACCACAACCAGCATTCAGTGGTGCTACCATCACAGATGTTGCTGCAAGTATCCCCACATCAGAGGATGATTTGAGCAATAATACAGAAACGGCACCCGATGAGCCTGAACCCACAGAGTCAGAGGAGACCGAAGTGTCAGAAACCCCAGCCCCAGAAGTAATCCAAGCATCAGCTCTTTTCGCACAGCCAAAACGCAAGTTTGCTATGCCATCAGCTGGCGAATACTTGGCAGCAATGCACGCAGGCGGCGACACTTTCGCCAATGTAAACGCTGCATATAAAGAAGCAGTACGCGATCAGCAGACAGCACTTCAAGCAGCTGCAGGTGACGTTCTCACAACTGATACACCGGGACTTTTGCCAGTGCCAGTTCTTGGGCCATTGTTTCAAGACCTCAACTTTGTACGCCCAGTGGTTTCTGCTTTTGGTGCTCGCTCGATGCCGAACACACCGAGCAAGACTTTTGTGCGCCCAACCATCACGACCCACACCAGTGCAGCAACACAGACCGAAGGTTCAGCAGTATCTGCTACAACCATGGTCATTGCTTCTAACACAGTTACGAAATCAACTGTCGCTGGTCAAGTCACACTCACAATGCAGGACATGGATTTCACAGACCCTGCAGCAATGAACCTGATCTTGAATGACCTTGCTGGTGAGTACCTCATCGCTACAGACAACATTGCAGCTGACGCACTTGTCGCTGGTAAAACAGCATCAGGATCAACATGGACTGTTACTGCTGGTGACCCAACTTCACTGATCAACTCACTGTATGACGCAGCACGCGAAATCGCTGAGGACAGCAACTATTTCCCAACTCACTTGTGCGTGTCACCAGATGTATGGGAAAAATTGGGCGCACAGCTTGACGCAAACAAGCGCCCAGTGCTTGGTTACACCACAAATGGTGTACTTGGTCAGAACAGCCTTGGCCGCGTTGGTGGTCTTGGTTACAACTCGATGGATGTAATGGGCCTTACGCTGGTTGTGGACAACAACTTTGCTTCTGGCACAATGCTTGTTACCTACGCACCGGGCTTTGAGATTTACGAAGCACAGCAAGGCGTTCTCAGCATTGCTAACCCAAGCACATTGAGCCGCACGTTTAGCTACTACGGCTACTTCTCAACATTCGTTGCTAAGTCAAGCTTCATCCAAGGCATCGTAATCGCCTAGTCAGAAAGGCGGCTACCGCCGATGGCTACATACACAGTCACTTTCAAGCAACTGCTAGACAACTACGCAGTGCTACAAACACTGACCGACACTGAAATAGAGGTGGGGCAATCCATCACTGTTGCCAGCGTTGCTGCACCCTTTAACGGCACATTCGTTGTCTATGCCATGCCCAAGTATGAATACATAGGCATAGATACCGAAGGTGATCTGCTGTTTAATAGCAATGTCAGTATTCCTAATCAAGTGCTGTTTGCTTGCACTGGCAGTGATGTTCAGCGCACAGCGTCAGCTACTGGCACGATTACTTACACGCAAAACTGCACGTGGATTACAACAGCGTCACTAATTACATACCTTGGCGTAGATATCACTAACCCAAGTGATGACTACACGCTTGCTACACAGGCCACTAATGCGGCCAACGATTTTGCATTTAGACGCAGATCAGAGTCCGGGTATTTTGATAATTTAAGTACCAGTCCCGGTCATGACGTTTCGCTCGGCACAGCAATGTACGCAGCGGCTTTGTGGCGTGCTCGTGGCTCTGTGCAGGACACTTTTGCCACATTTGATGGTATGGGTGCAGCGCCCGTGAGTGCCATGACACCGATGATTAAACAGCTGTTGGGCATAGACCGCCCACAGGTGGCCTAATGCCTGCCACAGGGCTTCTCAACGAGGCTATGGATGACCTCAAGGCCACACTCACAGCAGTCACAGGCTTACGGGTAATTAACGACCCCACAAAAATTGTGCCTAACTGTGTCTATCTAGACGCGCCAAGTTTTGAGACCATTGCAGGTGGTGGCAACATCATCCGCGTAACAGTCCCAGTACGTGTTATTGGCAGCGGCCCAGCTGGGCTACCAGTCCTGCAAAACATCCTCAGCATTGTGGCTACTGTCCTTGGCTCGAGCATTGTGATCATGGCAGGGCAACCATCCATGCTTGATATTGGCGGTCAGATGTTCCCTGCCTACGATTTACAAATGGCTATGCAGGCACAAACCTCATGACATACACAACTGCAGTAGTATTATCTGCTAGAACTATAAACAGATACGGCACCCGGCACCGTTTGACACAGGAGAACCAACGTGGCCACAAGCACTTACCTCACTAACCCAACCGTAAACCTTGCGCCTACCACTGGTGGTGCGAAGGTCGATTTGACTGACCAATGTCGGAGTGCGACCGTGACTTTGGGCGTGGACAGTCTCGAAAGCACCGCGTTCGGAGATACAGGCCACCGCTTTGTCCCGGGCTTAATGACCGTGTCGGTCGAGCTAGAAATGTTCCTTTCTTATGGTGCTGGCGAAGTTGAAGCCACATTGTTTGCCAACCTTGGCACAGGAACCACTGAGCTAACCATCTCACCATCAGGTGTCACAGAGTCAGCATCTAACCCTGAGTTCACAATCACTAATATGCAACTTGTGGACTACACCCCAATCACTGGTGCTGTAGGCGAACTCTCAATGATTACCGCGTCATTCATTGGCGGCACATACGTGCGAGACATCACAGCCCCGTAACCAAAGGAACCCGACATGAAATTAACTCTCAAGGTGGACTCGGGCGAAGGCCCGTACGAAGTCACAACCAGCCTGTACGTCATTGTGCAATGGGAACGCAAATACAAACGCAAGTCAAGCACCATTGGCGAGCAAGGCATCAGCATTGAGGACTTGGCTTTTATGGCGTATGAGTCATCCAAAGTTGCTGGCATCACAGTGCCTGTAGTACTAGACGATTTCATTAAACGCTTGGTGACTTTAGAAGTGGTGGACAATGATCCCGCAAACCCTACCCAAGCGGAACCTACCGCCATTCCCTAGCAAGTCTCCTAGTAGCCACAGGCTGGTGGCCACCTGCTGTAGAGTTTGACATAGCTGATTTAAACACCACGATTAAGCTATTAAACGAAAGCCGAAAGCCATGAGCCTTGCCACCAGTGTAGAAATTACAGGTCTCAAGCAAGCGATGACTGAACTATCCAAGATGGACAAGTCGGCACGCTTTAAGGCAGCGGCAAAGATTAAAGCTAGTAGCCCTGCAATGCTCGAGAATGTGCGTGCACAGTTTCCTGCCGATATTGGCGTAACGATGATACATGGCTGGGCACCAAGCAAAAAAGGCACAAAGGGCAGACTTGCTTACGACAAATCCAAGGTGGACAAAGGGGTGCAGATTGTTATTGGTGGTAGAGCGCGCCCGGGTGTGACGCCGTTAGTTACTTTGGTGCAGAAAGATGCAGCTGGTCAGTTGTTTTCAATGGCTGGCAACGCTGGCGGCACTGGTCGATTCAGCAAACTACTGCACAATGTTTTTGGCAGGCCTCAGCGTGGCTTGTGGCGCTCACGTGCGTTCATTGAAGAGCAAGGCACAGCCGACATTATGAAGGCTGTAGATGAAGTCATAGCTGATGCCAATCGAGCACTAGAACAAAGGATGGCTGCCTAATGGCTGTATATCTACCAATCGTTACCCAATTCAATAACAAGGGATTGAAGGAAGCCGAGAAGGGCTTTAAGGATTTAGAAGGCGCACAAGCCAAAGCCAAGTATGCGCTAGGCAAAGCCAATAAGTACGCTGCCGTTGCTCTTGGTGGTTTAGTTGCTGGCCTTGGTGACGCTGTTAAAGGCGCTATGGAAGATGAGCAAGCACAGGCAATGCTGGCGCGTCAGCTACAAAAAACCACTGCTGCCACTGATGCACAGATCAAAGGTGTTGAGTCCTACATAACCCAGCAAGGCAAACTTAAAGGCGTTACAGATGATGAGTTACGCCCGGCACTGGCTGGGCTGGTACGCGCCACCATGGACATTGACGAAGCACAAAAGGCTGCCAACCTTTCTATGGACATTGCAGCTGCTAAAGGCATCAGCCTTGAAACAGTCACTAAAGCCATGGAAAAGGCATATGGCGGCAACATGACCGCCCTAGCAAAACTGTCCCCAGAACTACGCCAAATGATTAAAGACGGCGCAAGCATGGAAGAAGTCATGGCCGAGATGGCTGTCACTTTTGGCGGTGCCGCTACTGACTCTGCCAACACTGCTGCAGGCTCAATGAAGCGTTTAGGCGTTGCCCTTGGTGAAGCCAAAGAAGGTGTAGGCGCTGCACTGTTACCAATCCTTGAAAAGGCTCTGCCAGTGCTTCAATCGTTTGCCACGTGGGCACAAGAGAACCCGACACTGATTACGGCTGTTGCTGTTGCTTTTGGTGCTTTAGCGGCCAGCATTGTTTTAGTGAATGCGGCGATGGCGTTAAACCCTGCAGTGCTGATTACGGCTGGCATTGTTGCTTTAGGTGTTGCCCTTGTCATGGCTTACAAGAAGTTTGATACTTTTCGCGCTGTCGTTAATGCAGTTGTCAATCAAGTAGCACGAAACTTTGAGTTTATGGCTAACGCTTTTATCACCATGATTAACGTAGTTATCAAAGGCATTAACTTAATTAAGCCCGGCAAAGATATTGGCTCGCTTGGTCAGATCAGTCTTGGCCGTCTTGGTGGCGACAGTGGTACAGCTGGTGGTGCTAACCCTGCAGGACTGGACTACAAAGCCATGGCCACAGGCGGCATAGTCACAAGCCCTACATTTGCTCTGATTGGTGAAGCAGGCCCAGAGGCCGTAATTCCTTTGTCAAAAATGGGCAGTATGGGCAACAACATAACAGTAAACGTAAACGGCGGCGACCCTAACGCTGTTGTACTTGCCCTGCAAAACTATGTACGCAGCAACGGCCCAGTACCAATAAACACCCGGGCAATGTAATGGCACGTTTAGAGTTTAAGTTCTATTTGGTACCCAGTTTTACTGAGGTCACATCTATGGTTAAAAGCTTTACGCGATTTAGAGGCAAGCAAAACTATCTAGATGACTACTCTGGACAGCAACTTGTTTTAACTATAAAAAACGACAACAACCAAGTAGCAAACTTTAGTATTGGCACCGCTGTCACAACTTCCACAAGTAGTGGCGTAGATGCTCAATACTTTTGGGTATCTGAAATACAGTTCAACGATCAAGTAGGCACAAACACAACTGCTGGCACTGGCAAAAACTCAACAGCAACAATCTATTTAGATGATTGGATGACCAGAGCAGGGCGCATACAAGTTACTAACTTCACGCTGACACAAGACTTTTGCTTTAAGCAGATATGGAACCAATTTACTGTTGCGTCAGGTGCTTTGCCCGCAGACATGGCCATACAACCTTTTAATACTGGCTTTTTTAGTGCCACGGCAGCAACATACACAGGCACATTAGCTGCACGCATAAATACAAACCTAAAAACAGAAGCCACTGGCGGCCAGCTGTATTTGTCTAACCAATACCTAGAATTACGCAAAGCCCAAGTATCGGGCTCACCAGTCACAAACGCAATAACGTTAAAACCAGCTAAAGGTGCTTCTACAGGTAACAAATACGTCATTTACCAAGATTTTAGGCGTATCTCTGCTGGGCAAAACTTTATTAACACAGTCACTGTGCAACCGCCAGTAGTTGCTGCACAGACCGCAACCAACTCGAGCAGCGTCACTACTTATGGTGCACGATTTAACAGTGTTGCCACGGCCAGCATCACGATTAGCCAAGCGCAAAACAGGGCTCAATGGCTTGCTAACAGTCAAAGCAACCCCAACGACTTGCGATATGAGGTCACCTTTACTGACGTCATGCAAGACAACACAGGTGTGCTTAACTTATTAGCCAATTACGGTAGTGGTTCCATCATTTATCTTGAGTTTGTCGTGCCGGGTTCTGGCACAACTACAACAAAGATATGTTCTATAGAGGGCATTGGTTACAGTGGCACACCAGATCAGACGGTGTTTACTTTGTATTTGTCGCCTATGGATGTTTACGCAGATTTCTTGCTGGATAGCGCTGTCTATGGTGTTTTAGACCAGAACCGTCTTGGAAACTGGTACGTATGACCTCACCACAAAATAACAACAAGTTAGGATTTTAACTATGGCTATAAAGACTTTTACTACGGGCGAGGTGCTGACGGCTGCTGATACGAACACTTATCTAGCCAACTCAGGGCTGGTTTACATCAAGTCACAAACCGTAGGTAGTGGCGTGTCTAGTGTTGCCGTTTCTAGTGCATTCTCTACAGATTTTGACAATTACAAAATTCTTTATACTGGTGGTACTCACTCGGCTGCACAAGACATTGGGATGCAATTAGGTTCCACAACTACCGGCTATTACGGTGCCCGTCTTGCTGTTTTTTACACTTCTAACACATTAAATTACGGATTAAACAATAACAGCGCCTCATGGGGCTTTGTAGGTACAGGTTCAAGTACAGGGGCTTACGCCAATTTTGAACTTCTAAATCCATTTACAGCAACAAGAACAATTGTCAATGCCCCAAATATTGCTTCTACAAGTACTGGCGCAGTAGCAGGTTCTTATAATGGGTTTTTAGACAACGCAACTTCCTACACAGCGTTCACGCTAATTCCAACAGCAGGAACCCTTACAGGTGGCACTATTACGGTGTACGGATACCGAAAGGCGTAGCAATGACCAACCCACTAATTCAAATAGACGATGAAATTAGAGAAATGACCGATGAGGAATACGCCAAGTATTTAGAAACGCAAGACAATGAAACGCTTACTGTTGATTAGCGCCACCCTCATCACCCTCACCGCTTGTTCTGATCGCACCCGAGTCAACTGCGAGCGCGTCAAAAACAAAGCATTATCGGCAGCAACAATCGCACCAAACGAACAAGGAACAGGACGTTGCGCATGAAATTCAAAGCAAGACTCTCAAACGAAGAAATCAAAGGACGACTCATCCTGATTGTCGGACTAGCAATCTCCATTGCATTCGTCGGCACCGTATTCGTACTTCTTTACGGACTTCTCTTCGTTGTTCAGCCTCTTGAGCAAGCACCCAACGATGCTGAAGCCTGGAAGATCCTGAGTCCGCTAACTTTGACCATGTCTGGCGTTCTTGCCGGTCTCCTTGCCTCTAACGGCCTGAAGGGAAATCAGAACGACAAGGACAAGAGAGATGACTAATCGCGTCTACCCGTACTACCCATCATGGGACGGAAAAGGGACACAACCCGTCACGGCAAAACTTGTTGAACTATGCGGAAAGCGTTGGGGAACCAAATCGCTAGGCACATACGCCAACCGACCAATGCGCAACAATGCAGGACTGTCTGTCCATGCCACCGGATACGCAGCTGACATCCAATACAAAGACGAAGCCCAGGCACGTATTATCTGGGACTGGTTCCTAGCCAACAGCAAAGCCCTAGGGCTGTGCGAAATGCACTGGTACGCCTACGGCGAGTACGGCGCTGGCTATCGCTGTAGTCGAGGCGAAGGCAAAGCTGGTGTCAAAATCTTTACAGCCACAGACAACGCAGGCTCGTATCAAGGCTCACCTAATTGGCTGCATATTGAACTGGCCAAGCAAACTTCTGAACACTTTGAGGCTCAATTCAGGGCACTTAAATAGGATTCCCAGACACTGTTTGAGCAGTGCTGGGGCTAGGTGGTGGGTACTTTGTTTCCATTGGGTATCCACCACCGACTTTCTAAATTGTGTAAAGTAACCACCGCTACTCAAATAGCAGAAAGTCAGAGGAAACATGACATACACAGACCTACCACTATTCAGGGCAACCGACCCCGAAACGTCACGGCAAGTAAACCCCATCAGAGTGGGCACTCACCGCGCCATTCTGCTTGAGCAGTACTATTACGCAACTCTTGGCCTGACCGATGAAGAAGCAGGCGCTCGAGCCGCGCTTGCCGGTCATGAAATAAAGGGCTATTGGAAGCGCTGTAGCGATTTACGCACAATGGGTCTAATACAGGACTTAGGCATCCGTAGAGCCGTCTCAAGTGGGTCTCAGGCGATTGTGTGTGCTATCACACAGGCAGGGCTAGACATGGCTAGGGGCTGGGCATGACCGATACGCAATTTATCTACAGTTTCATTATGGGATGGGTGTCGTGCTGGCTATGGCTCAAAATGATGCAGAACCGCCCATGATACCGACATGGGGCTATGTGGCTCTAAGGTCTAAAGATAAGAAAACCATGGTGCAGGTCTTTACAGACATCACCACAG